CCAATGCAGCACAAAACTTGGCCGGCACTGCCAACCAAGCACAAACTGTGTTGGGGTCAACAGGCGAATCGGCCTTGACCTCCGGCATCAATGCCTTGCAAAACTTGGTATCACCTGAATATCAACAAGCACAGATCAACGCAGCACTGGTTCCAGGTCAACAACAATATGCACAAAACATTGCTAGTCAAAGAGCACAGTTTGGTGGTGCAGGCATGTTGGGCAGCAGTCGTCAGGCCTTGGCAGAACGCCAAACAGCCGGAACTGCACAAGCAGCACAACAACAAGCTGTAGCACAGGTCCTGAAAGACATTGCACAACAACAGTTTGCTGCAGGATCACAACTGGGTCAATTTGGACAGGCCGGACTGGGTGGTGCTCAAACCGCAGCACAGAATCAAATTGCAGCAGCAATGGCTCCACAAACACTTTACAATCAATATGCTGCCACCTTGTTTGGCACACCTGCTGCCAGCTACAACCCTGACTTCCGCGGCACACAAGGGCAAACTACCACAAGAACCGGCACAGAATTTGGCGTTAGAATTTAAGGATTTATAAATGGATTACAATCAATTATATCAACAGTATTCTGGCTTTACAGATCCGTTTGGACGTCGTAGAGAAGATGAAGAGGATGCTGTTGGCAATGCGAAACCTGTTACTCAGACAATCCGAACAGATCCTGTAACTGGCGAACAAACAATGACCATCAAAGGCAGCCCACAAGACCTGTCGGCTGCTAATCCTTTGACGCCCACTGTTTCAATGCCAGGTCAACCTTCGGGTGCTGGTGGCTTTTTGGGCGGCTATGAAGATATGGCTCCTGCACCACAAATGGCAGCACCACAGATGCAACCACCACAGGCAGCAGTAGATAATAGAAATATTGTGCCTTTAGAACAACCACAATCTGGCCAAGCTCCTGCACCACAAATGCAACCACCACAGGCAGCACCTGTTGCTCCTGCACCACAAATGGCAGCACCACAAATGCAACCACAACAGGCAGCACCTGTTGCTCCTGCACCACAAATGGCAGCACCACAAATGCAACCACAACAGGCAGCACCTGAAATGCAACCACCTGTTGCACCTGTTGCTCCTCAGGCACCGCCAATGGTATCAGCACCACCTGCTCAACCCAGTGTTCAAGCTGTGGCACCAGGAGCAGCACCTGCCCCGGCTACAGGAGATGATTACACACAACGCATGTTGGCAGGATTACGCGAGCGTGAAGGCAACTACAACACACCGCCGCATTCGGCCAGCAGTGCGCAAGGTGCCTATGGCATTACTGCACCTGCTTACAGCGATATTCAACGAGCAGATCCATACTTTGCCAATCGAGCACAAGGTCAATTGACACCTGAAGATCAAGACCGTGCTGCTCTAGTGTTGCGTGGACTGAATCAACAACGTTTACGCAGCCAAGGTGTTGAACCTTCAGAAGCCAACCAACAGTTGGCACACTTCTTAGGACCAAAAGGCGCAGCAGATTACTTGGCTTCGGGCTACATCAGTCCTGAAGCTGCTGCTGCCAATGGTGGTGTTGAAAAGGTCCGTCAAATTGCCGAAGAACGCTTGGCATTTGGTCGTTCCTTGTCAGGACAAGCAGGTCCAGCAGTGGCAGCGGTCGGTCGTGAACAGGGCATGACAGAACCTGGATTTGGTGGCGGAGATGTTACACCACAAGCAAGACAGTTTGATTCTGTTCAAAATGACAAGCAAGGCTTGATTACCATGCTGGCCAATCCCAACTTGGATCCTGCCACACGACGAGTTGCCGAAACACAACTAGGTAATTTATATCGACAAGATCAAGCACAAGCACGTGCCGAAAAAGCAGTAGCCACAGCATTATCGCAAAAGAATGGCGGTTTAGCATTGGATCGAATCATCAAGAAAGAAGGCGACGAAGGCAGTTATGTCAAGGCTTATCTATTTGCTAGATTGGGTCTAAACGAACTGGCTCGAGAAGAACAACAAAAGTTGGGTGCCGGCGACAAATGGACATCTACCATGGTAGATGGCAAACAGGCCTATATCAAATTCAATGCACAAGGACTACCAGTTGCAGGTGTGGGTCAAGATGGCGATCTCAGCCGGGATGATTTGTTGAAAGTTTCAGCTGGTAAGAACTTGGACATTGTTGGCGGAACTTATGTCAACGATCGCACAGGCGAAGTGGGTCGAGTATTGACCGACAAGAGAACTGGTGAAAGCTACATTCAAACTGATTCGGGTCGCAAGCCAATGACAGGGTTTAGACCACAAAGCAGTGGCGGCACATTAGGTGATATGCGAACACGTATGTTGCAAGAGCTGAATCTCAAACTGCAAGGTAAGACAGCAGAAGAACAAATGAGAATCTTGGGACCTTACAATCAGGCCTTGGTTGGTGCAGGACAAGCGCCTATTAGTCCTACTGAAATCCAATTAACGGCTCCTCAAATCGGAGGCGGAGCACCACAAGCAGCACCACAAGCAGCACCACAAGCACCACAAGCAGCACCACAAGCAGCACCACAAGCAGCACCGGTAGCACCCGCACCTGCACCTGCTGCAGCACCTGGAGCGACAAGACCCACAATAACTGATATTGAAACAAGCAAAGCAGAACAAGCTGCGTTTGTGGCCAAAGAAGGAACCAAAGAACAAATTGGAACCAGTGCCAGTGATGGTATGGCCGTGGCCAACATACGACGACAGCAAATGGATATTGTCAAAAATAACCCCAGCATCATCAACATTCTCAATGGTCAAGGCACACAGTATGATCGTGCAAGACGCTTGATGGTGAATGCCGTAACCGGCAGTTATGGAAACGAAGACAAGAAACAACTGGCAGATGAATTGAATCAGTTGGTCAACAAGTTGAATCCCGGTGAATATGGTGCATTACAAGAGTTCTTGAATCAGAACACAGTGGTCAATGCCAAGACCTTGCGTGCCAACTCAGGACCAGGTGCTGTATCCGAAGCAGAACAGCGTGCCAACAAAGAAGCCAACATTGGCAACATTGATCGCATTGAAACTTATGCTGCCTTGGCCGGTCTCAATCGCAGTCAGTTTACTGGCGATCTCAATGCCAGCAAACAGGTATTTTTGGCCAGCAGACCTGATATCAAAACCACCGCACAATGGAATACAGAATGGCAAAAACGCGAATCCGATCTGGTCAAACAATACCAGGCCATTGCCAAAGGTCGATTTGAAATCATGGGCAAACCACCCAAAGCTGGCGCTTCACCAGCAGAAATGTCAGCCTATCGAGATCGTGTATTCCGTGCGTTTGAAGTTTATCCAGCTCCGCAGTTTAATCCTGGGACTGGTAAATGGGATTATATCACGGCCAATGCAAAACGAGCTGCTATGTCAGCTGTATTAGGACAATAATATGAACGAACAAGAAATTCAAAAACTCAGATCAGCTGGCTTTTCAGAAGATGACATCCAGGAATATGTAGCCAATCAAACAGCTCGTTCAGCTCAACCTGGTGCTCAGACACCAGCAGATCAAAGAGATGCACGGGGTCCAGAGTTAGATCCCACTGCACCAAGCGAAACCTTGTCACGAGCACGAGAAAGCGGTGTGCCCACTGAAGGACGTGAAAGCAGTTTTCTAAGTGATGTTGCAACAATAGCTCCTGTGGTGGCTGGCCAATATGCTGTGCCGATAGCTGCTGCCGCTGGCGGTGGTGCTGCATTGTATGGTGCAAATCAACTGCGCAAAGGCATGCAGGCTCGTGCCGGTGCACAAACAGCCACAGCCACAGCACAACAAGCACAAGCACAAGCCATGATGGAACAGGCTCGAGCTGCTCAAATGCAATCTCAAGGACTACAAGAAAGATTTGCACAACGACAGGCCACTGCAGGAGCTAGAGCAGCCCCGCCCGGTCCTCAACTACTAGGACCAAACGGTCAACCTATGCGCCCTGTAGCTCCACAAATGGCACCACAAATGGCTCCACAAATAGCACCACAAATGGCTCCTGCTCCTGCAATGGCACCACAACAACCCAGTATGTTGAACAGAATGGTATCAGCAGCAGCGCCTTATGCAAGAGCAGCAGCACGAGTAGCCGGACCAGCTGCTTTGTTGTATGAAGGCCTACAGCCCAGAACTGTCAATGCCGGTGAACAACAACAGTTGGCACAGATGCAATCACCTGAAAGTGTTGCAGAAACACAACGCAATCGACAGGCCATAGCACAAGCAGGTCGTCAACCCACTTCATCTGCAGATCTAGATCAAATGATCAGAGCAGCAGCAGCCCGACGTGCGTTAATGATGGGACAACAAGGACAATAAAATGGATTTAGATTCAGCACTGCAACAGTTATTTGCCACCAATTTTGTGGCCTACTATCGTGCTCACGCAGCACATGTCAATGTGATGGGTCGCAACTTCACCAGTGATCACAAGATGCTGGGCAAAATATACGAAGACCTACAAGCGGCCATTGATCCCATTGCCGAAATCATTAGAACCAGAGAACTGTTCATGTTGCCCAGCTTGAGTTTGGTTTTGGAAAACAGTGATATCGAAGATGAATCAATTGAAGGGTCAGCAGATGACCTGTTGAATCAAGTGTTGGAAGATCAATTGGAATTGGTAGAACAATATCGAACTGTTGTGATTGAAGCCGAAGCCGAGGGCATAGTGGAAATAGCCAACTATGCCCAGGATCGTCTGCTACGGCACGACACCTACATCTGGCAACTGCGCAGCACCTTAGACTAATCTTCTATTTCAAAATTGATTTTGTTCAAGCGTTTGTAGGCCACTGAACCCGACACTTGATAGCCCACACTGCGATGCAGGTTCAAAAAGGCAGTTTGATCTGCACGAATTGTGCTGCTATTGATAATTTTGATACCGCAGGCTTCGGCCCATACTTCCCACATACGCATCATTTGAGCACACAAGAACACACGGTCTCGTGCTGACTCATTAAGATCCACATGTGCCATTTGCACAGTGACTATTTCTTCTGCGCTCCACGGCACATGATGACCACGCTGTGCCCAAGTATAGGCCACAATGCCCGAATGACGTGTGCTGGCAGCCACACTCACCAGTTCCATCTTGGGATTGTAAAACTGATTCACAATGGCCAAGGTCATGCGTCGACTGTATTCCACCGGTGAGTTTTCAAATATGCTTTCGGTTTCGGATCTAAAATGCACCAGGGCCATGTCAGTGATTGCTTCTACATCTGTGCCCGCAGCGGGTCTCCAACGCCAGGCATCGCCTGTGGAGTGTGCATAATCATCCAAGTCTCTCGTTCTACGTAATCCATCCAATTTCATTGCTGTTCCTGTTCAAGTTGTCGTCGTCTTGCTGGACTTTGCCAGCCACGTGCTCGATAAGCACGTTGTCGTTGTGCGTGTTGTTCTCTGGGCACTATGTCCACATTTTCTGGGCACCATGCACCATCCCAATCCTGTCGGCTCATGCACCAAGTGCCTCTGGTGCGACCTCTGAGATGCCACAAGGGTTGCCACATGTCTAACCAAGCATCAAACGGCAATGCCCAGATTTCACCACGCCACTGTGCTTGATTGCGTTGTTGCAACCATACTTCGTAACGATGATGGCGTTCAGGATCTGGTCCTGTGATCCAGCGGTCTGGATATAGTCTGCCGCCTTTCATTCAAACAAGTCTCCAAAAGCCGGTGGTTCTGGATTCCGACCTTGATAGTGTTCACTCATGACTGCCAGGGCCTGATCTCGATCACGAAATCTCAGATCAATTCTGGCTTCGGCATCTGCAGACACCACTGGAAAGCCCGACTTAGCTGTTCGTTGAGTGCGTGGTAAATCTTGATAAACAGCCCAGGGACTGGGATCTTGAACCACGTGATCCCAACCTTTTTTTCTGTAATTTCGATAACTGCTGTCCACAGTCATTTCCCAAAATGTGCCATCTGTCAAGCAGTAAAATGTCAAACGCCACACACGGGCACCTGCATTGATCTTACTGGCAAATGATTCGCGTTCTACTAGTATGTAATCCATTGGAACTCCTTTCGCATACAGTATTTAGCAAATGGTCAGAATTACCCCCTGTTTAACTGTGTTTTTGATCCGAATTACAGGATCCGTTAAAGTATCTCTAACGAGATACGCTTTGATGAAAAAACTCACTGCGTTCGTTTTTCATCAAGCAGTTTTACAAAAAAAAGAGGTGAAACCTCAATGACAAGAGCACAAGAGGTCGGCGAAGCCGATTGTGCTCTTGTCAGGTCGTAAAGCGAAGCGATACGACCTTCATCGATATCACGTAGTTCTACTACAAACACTTGATTCATTTAACTACATGTCCATATCATTTGTTGCTCAGCAGAGAACCCAGACACCAAATTTGGTGCCAATTTTTATGCCTTCTATGGCAGCCCTATCTTCCTGTTTATCAGTCGCAGTTTTAACTAATCAATGGCTTGATTGCGTGTAAAGGTCTCTCAGTCTTTACCTGGGTTGTTTCATCAACAACATTGTTTATTCTCTGCCCGAGGCTAGGCCGTTGTGTATCGGATTCGAGTATGGTGAATGTTCGTTTTCGCCGTCATATGTCGAATCTGTTACTACACAACTTCGAGAGGAGCTGGGTAGCTCCCAGTTTGTCTTATACTAATATGTTGTCTTATGATTTCTCTATCTCGGGAATTTGGTAGTCTTGTGTCAGTTGCGATTAGGGTTTTTAAGTAGTTGATGGGTATAAGTGCCAATGGGTTGCCTGTGTAGCGACCAGCCAGGGTAAGCCGATCGCCCATTAAAAATGATGTGCCTAACTTTTGTTGTCTGGGTTGATATGATTGATAAAATTGTTTTTCTTTTGTTTTTGCTTGTGCCCAATTGGGCATTTTCTTTGCTGCTTTAACTTGTTGTTCTTTGATCAAACGCCGGCGAATAACTTTCTTGTCACGAATCATTTGATCATATTGTTCGCGTGTCCGGATATGGCCCATGGCCTCAAGTTCGTTGGGACCTAACCACATTAAAAATTGACTGCCGCCGGCTGTGCCACAATCACGACAGCACAGTTTGGCATAATGTATTTTGGTAGGAGTTTCTACAATCTCAACAGAATGCGTTTGATGTCGTGTTAGGGTTTTGATAAGTTTTTTCATAATTTCAATTTAAGAGTGTTCCGTTTTCGCCACATACGGAACAAGATGTGCCTTAGGCTTGAAACTATGCAACAGTATGTTGATTGAATGGCCTTGCGTATTGTTATTTAGTATACACGAACAAATACCCGGAAATAAACCGTCAATTTTGCCAAAAAAATACCCCAGCACCATGCCAGGGTATTGCCCCAGGGAGGAACTGTCAGCAAGCCCCAGGGGTCGAAAGGGTGTCAACAGCAGGATCCCGAGCGAGTTCCAATGGCACTAGGATTTTTTCTGGGATCACCGCAGTTGTTCTACGGTTTACTCCGATTCGGGACTATGACGAATAATGACGAATCAGTGCTGTTGACAAGAATATTTATACCGGTAATTTGCCATACCAGTAGATTTTGTTAGCGGCACCTGCTACAATACAACAAAGGAGATGTTATGAATCTATTGTTTGAACGTGTGCGTATACAAGCACAGATCAGTCGCTTGTATGATCTTGTGGATCGGTCAACGGCTGATCAGGTGATTCTGCAGGCTTGGCAGATCGAGCAAGCCAGGCAAGATAAAATCGCACGGAATCCTGACTGCGATAATAGTAAGCAGGTTCGCGTGTGACCCATCGGCCTGTGCCGGCCGAGCGTTGATATCGATGTTGTCGCACATATACCTTGTGCGGGATAGGAGTAGTTGTCATTGTGATTGAACATATTTAGTGAGGTATAAATATGTGTCAGGAGACACCAATGACACAACATGAACCATTTGATCAACCCGAAGATGTGATAATAGGCACGATCAAAATAGAAACAGAACAAGACAACACAGACACAGTTTGGATTTGGATTCAAGACTCAGAAGGTCGCAGCATAGAAGGTGGTGCTTTTGACTACAGAGAATTTGAAACATGGGTGCGAGCCTACTACCAAATGCGAGCATGATTCGGGTCAAAATCTCCATATCTCCTATATAAGATCCGGAGGTTTTGGAAAGCTCAGGCAGAGGATCTCCAGTCCGTCCTGGGCTTTTTTTTGTGGACTAAATAATGTTATGACCACGGAAAAGAATTCAGAACGCCGCAACCTCAAGACAGGCATGCCTGTGATCAGTTCACGAGGTGGTGCAAGAGCCGGTGCAGGCAGACCTGCTGGATCAACCGACAAGGTAACTGCCCGAGCCTTGATTGAACAAGCGCAGGCCACCTTGGGCAAGCCATTCATTGTGAGCCTAATGGAAGGCTACCAAGATTCAATTGTCGACAATGATCGACGCAGCAGAATGGTTTATGAAAAGATGATTCTAGACAAGGTGGCCACCACCTTGATCGAAGCCGAAATAACCGACTCAGAAGCAGCAATCGATGCCAAGCAGGCAGCGTTTCGTGCTGCCTTGGCCGCTGCCATGGGCACAGATCACAATGCTAAATAAACATACCCAGTTCGAACAACAACAAGAGGTTCGCTGGATCAAGGACCCGATATAATTTATTACAAGGATATATCCTATGAAACAATCTAAAGCAACACAGCGTGATACCACAATGGCCTTTGATGGAATGGTCAATTCGGGTTCTGCTGCAGCCAGCAACCGCTTTGCAGGCAATCGATCAGGCCTGACCCCTGTGGTCAATGCTGGACGTGGATCTACAGTGGGCAACGATGGTCGTTGTGACAGTCCTATTGGACCTGGTTTACATGCCAAAGCAAGACCTCCAGTGAGTGCAACTCCGTCAGTGCCTGCACAAGGTAGTGTGCGTGACTCAATCAACCGCGGCAGTCAATATCGCGGACCAGGTGGCACACAGGTCTCCATGCCTGCAAATCCAGATCGTATCAATGCTGGCAATGCACCTGGTAAAACACGTCAAGGCTACATGAAATGACAGCTGCCTTCCGCCCCACAGGAGCCAGTCAGTTGGTTCCATTCACAGATGGCAGCAGCATCTCAAGTGCTCAATTCGCATATGCGGATAGTAGCCTGGTCACTGCTGTCATGTTCTACAATGCAGATGCCAATGCTGTGTGTGTCAACGCCAGCTATGACAACAGTGTAGAAGCACGATTCCCCACCGGCGGTTCGCCTGGTCAAGGCATTGTTTGCCCAGCTGGCGAAAACGTTGTTGTGATCATAGGACCAGGTCCTGTGCCGGGATCTGCAGAATGGGATGGAGGAATCTTTCTCAACGCCGAAGGCATCACCGCCAGCGGTAATGTGTTTGCCACACCTGGCACTTTGAGTTAAGGGAAACAAAATGAAACAGACAAAATCAATCAATCAACCACAAGGACCCAGAACTGGCAACGCCGGAACTGAATCCAAGCGTGACGCCTTTATCAAGATGCGCAGCACAGGCGAAAAACAAGAACTTGCCGACATGGTCATGGACAAGTTGGCAGCACGTAATCCTGTGCCCTACATTGACAATAAAGTAGAGCCTATTGCAGCCAACGTGGGACCAAAACGCAATCCCACTGCCGGCATGACCGAATACAACAAAAAGAAGCCTGCACCTGCACCAAGACCAGGTCGGAGTGCTGCACGTATCGCTAAGTAAACCAGCAACACAACTGGATCAGGGAAGGCCCTGGTCCAGTATAGAAATTTGAAAAGGACTTGCAATGAACAAGAAAACATCAACACCTGACGACATCGTCAGTCCCTGGGAAGAACCCACAGTAGATCCCTCCACAGTTGTAACACCTGCCCAGAGAGCAGCAGAACTGGCTGTGCCAGCTGATGCAGCGGATTTCGACATGGAAGGACTCATGAGCGACTTCCCCACTGCACGTGATCTAGAACGCTTTGTATACGATGAAACAGGAGTGGTGCTGAACCTTAAAGGTCGTGCCAACAAGTTGAAGTATCAGATCGCCATGGATGTGTTGAACGGCACCACTGTGGATCCCAAATATTTGGGCAATGAAAACCCTTATGTGGACAAGGCCGAAATGATCCCCACAGAAGCCATGCGACCTATTCCTGCTCGTGACAGTTCATTGCCAGAACACGATCAAATCCAAAACACCTTCTTCTCACCATTCATACCACATCCCGATGCAGAAATGCGAGCACAGGATGGCAAGGTAGGCTGTGTGTTTCGCAAGTATCGCAACGGCATGATCAGTTACGAAGTGTTGGGACCATTAGACACCAGACCCGTAGGCGAAAAAATCGACAAGTTTGGTCGAGTCAGACCCGAAATGATTGTGTGGGTTGATCCCAGAACCGGCGAACAACTAATGGTGCGTGCCGACGGCAGTCTCACACCCATGGGTCGCAATCTACGTGCCATCATGCAGAAGTTTCGTGTGAACGAAAGCAATGCTTGGTCGGTGTGGATTGATCGTGAGTTTGCAGAAATGGAAAGTTCTACCTTGAACAATCCTTGGGACGCACAGGCATAATGACAGCACCACGCACACAGGCCAATCCTGACTGGGATCCGGACCTGATGATTCAGCGCAAGGTGGCAGCTGCCCAAGGTGAAGTGTTTAGACAACGCTTCCCTGGGCAGGTGGAACATTGTCAAAGACTCATTGCAGAACGCCTGCAGCAGGGTCTTCGCAAGGATGCAGAATCACAACTGACCACACAAGAAATTCTGGACCTGTCGTCTGCCCTGCGCCACATGGTAGAAATTGCACAGGTTCTAGCAGCGGGTCGTTTCCTTTAAGGCACAAAATCAATGGCAGATCCCAATCTTCTCATGCGACGAGCAGTGCGCTGGGTCTGTGACCAAAACAATCTCACACCCGAAGCCTTGCCACTCCTGGATCACGTGACTCAAAGCCATTTTGCAGACTTGGCCATTGCAGTGGCCGACGACATGCTGTATAACCAGCTCAAGTATTTTAGACCATTCCTACATCAACGCAGTTTCTTTGACACAGGTTCAAGTGCTCGTAGAGGTATCCTGGCAGCCAACCGTATTGGTAAAACAGTGTCAACCTGTTATGAAACTGCCATGCATCTCACAGGTCTATATCCCGACTGGTGGACTGGTCACAGATTCGAAACAGCCATTACAGCCATGGTGGCAGGAGAAGGTTGGACCCAGGTGGCCATGGTTCTGCAACAAGAACTCTTGGGCACACAGGATGTCAAATTGGTCGACAGAATTGGCACAGGTGCCATACCCAGAGATAGTATCAGAATTGACACCATGCGTAACGATGGTGCCAACTGTTTGGGTGTAGAGATTCGGCATACTTCGGGACAAATGAGCTATCTGCTGTTTGCCAACTACACACAGGAAGTGCGTCAAATGCAGGGTTTCAAGTTGAACCTGGCTGTGTTTGATGAACAACCACCCGATGACTTCTTCTCAGAAATAGTAACTAGAACTGCCACCACACAAGGTCAAGTGTTGTGTAGCTTTACACCTCTCAAAGGTCTCAACGGCCTGGTATCAAAGTTCTGGAACAGAGAAGATGGTTATGAGTTTGTGCGTGTGGCCTGGACCGATGTGCCCGAATATGATCCCTGGGGAGAACCATTTCTCTTGGCCGAAACACGTAGGCAGTTGGAACGTGATTACTTGCCACACGAACGTGAAGCACGTATTGCCGGTAAGCCTGTGATGGGCAAGGGAGCTGTGTTTCAATTACGCGAATGGCCCATTTACAAGACAGCAGACTATGACTTCCGCACTCTGCCCAACATACAGCGTGTTATTGCCCTGGACTTGGGCTTGGTAAACGATAAGACAGTGATCAGTCTCATGTATTGGGATCCAGTGGAACGTGAAGCTTGGTTGCATCGTCAGATCTGTGTGCAAGGCACCGAAGAAGCTGTGCCCACACACTATATCAATCACCTGCTGAGACCCGAAGTGTTTGGCACACCCATTGTGTTGCCAGCAGATGCATCAACTCCGGGCCGCTACACCATGAGCACCACCAGTATCCGTGAACTGTTTGAACAGTATGAACTCAATGTGTATGAGCGTGCCATAATGAATCCACCTGACCCACAAGGTCGTGTGACCAATCATAAAAGTTATGGTATCAATCAAATGCGACAGATGTTGGAAATAGGAACCCTGCACATAAACGAAAACTGTCAGGAGTTCCTGCGCGAAGCACAGAACTACTATGTGGACACACAAGGTAGATTCTCGGACCCGGATGACTGCATTGACAGTGCCAGATACGCCATCTTGGCCTGCTTGCAAGGCATTGCAGAACCCTGGGACAACAGAACACGCAGACAACGCATGTTGGCACAGCGTGATCGCTATGTGCAGCGACCAGAACCCAGGTCAGATTGGAAAAGAACTTATGACCCCACAAGTTAAAGGAATAGCATGAGCAAAGGCAGTCAACGTAGACCCAGAGAAATACCCCCTGAAGATTATGATTCAGCATGGGACAGAATATTCGGCAACAAGAAAAAACCTGTGCCACCACCCCCTGTGTCGCCTACTAAATAAACTACTAAGGACAATGCCCCGATGCTGAACATCAAGAACAAACCTCTCGCAGAACTAGATACTAGTAATCCAGCCATGGCTAGATTCGTCAAACTAAAAGGTCAGCTTGATACCAAGTGTGCCAGTTATCTCAGATACCTGGGCACAAAAAATGCAGTAAACAGAGCCAGTGATTATCATTATCTGTGCTTGGCAGTGAACGATTCTACAGCACCTGTAAACGGTATTGATTACATTCACCCAGTGGTCAAGCCTGCTGTGGACTACGTGACAGCAGTGATCAACAAGGGACTAGCACCCAACGGTGAAATCAACTTTGACTTTGTGCCCGAAACAGATGATGATGCTGAAGCAGCTCGTCAAGCCACAGAAATGGTGTCAAGAATTATCAATCAAGAAAACGATCCACACTTTATCCTACAGCGTTGGATCATGGATGCGGTCATGCACAAAAATGGCATGTTGATGATCTTGCCACAGCGTGATCCTGTCACACGCTATGTAGAAAGCACTGGCACACTAGATCAACTGCGAGCATTTGAACAACAAGCAGCCGATTCTGGACTCACAGTGCGTCGTCAAAGCAGAAGAAAACAATCTGTTGACATGGCCGCTGTCATGGCTGAAACACAACAGTTTCTACAACAACTGCCGGAAGAACAACAACAAGCAGAATTAGATTCGCGCATAGCCAGTTTGGATGCAGGACTGGGTCTAGATGGCGAAGAACCTGTGAATGTGGAATTGGAAGCGGGTGAAGACATGCTGCGTGATGCAATCAATCGCAACACCATCTACACTGCCCGATACAAGCTGACCGGCTACAATCTCAAAATCAAGTTTCGCAACATTGCACAGCACTACTGGATCTGTGATCCCA